GCCCCGCCACTACCTCGATGAGTGCGACCTGTACTCAGTCCCCAGGCGGTACTTCGTACTTCAAGGGTGTGCTGTTCAACTACGCCGCTGCCGGGACCGACGCCCCCGCCGGTACGGCGACGGCCTCGGCGACGGCGAACGCGGCGACGGCGCCGAGGGCTCCGGCTTCTGGCGGGGCTTCGGCGACGGGTACGGCGAACAGCCCGGTCGCGGGCTTCAAGTCGAACGCGGCGGCCGTTGCAATCGCTGTGGCCGCGAACAACGCCTCGGTGGCTCTGAAGCCGACTGCCGGTGCGGCTACGGCGGCCGTGACGGCGAACGCCTCGACGGTGGACGCCGACGACACGATCGCTGACGCCGGGCATGCTTCGGCTTCCGCGACCGCCTTCAACGCGCTGGTGGCTCTTGGCCTGGCGGCCGGGCCGGTAGTAGCTTCGGTGGCCGCGAACGCCCCGACGACGGATCTTGACGACACGCAGGGCCCGGCCGGGTCTGCGTCCATCAGCACGAGCGTCCACGCCGGTTCGGCCGCACTGGGCGCCTTTTCCAATACGGTGAACGCAACGGCGGTGGCGAACGGGGCCACCGTGTCCGTTGCGTCCTCTACCAGCGCTCCGGCGGGCCTGGCGACGGCGTCGGCGACGGCGAGCGCCCCGGCGACGGCTCTGGCGGTCCCGGCGGGGACGGCGACGGCTTCGGCGGTCGCTTTCGGCGCGACGGTCGACGCGGACGACACGCAAGGCCCGGCCGAGAATGTCACCGTGACGGTGTCGGCGGCCCAGCCGGTCGCTGGCGCCAAGACGAACGCCCAGTCTGTGACTTCGTCGGCGGTTGCCTACAACGCGACTTGCCTGGTCGGGGAAACCGGCCATTCGGGGCAAGTTTCGACGTCGGTGGTTGCCCAGGGTGTGTCGACCGCCCTGGGCGGTCCTGGCGGCGCCGCTACGGCGTCTGCGACCGCCTACGGCGCCACGACGTCCACGCTGAGCAGCGGAACAGGCCCTGCCGGGCATGCGGGCGTCTCGGCGACCGCCGGGCAGCCCTCGACGGCCCTGAGGGTCTCGGGTGGCGCCACTTCGGCCTCTGCGGTCGCGAACAGCGCCTCGGTGACCACGGTCCCGAGCGTGAGCGCTCCGGCGGGCCATGCAGCGGCTTCGGTGGCCGCGAACAGCCTTGCGCCTTCTCTCTCGGTTCCGGGAGGGTTGTCGCAAGCCTCGGCGACCGCCTCAGGCGCCTCGACGCGCCTGGCGACGCCTTCGGGGTCGGCGAGCGCGACAGCGACGGCGAACGCCTCCACGGCGGCCCTCCGGGCGGCTTCGGCGTCGGCTACGGCGTCGGCGACCGCTAATCCTCCTCAGGGTCGCCTCACGGCCACTCCTGGGGCTATCCCGGTCTCGGCGACGGCGTACAACGCCTCGGTGAGCACGGTGTCGTCTACGAGCGCGCCTGCTGGGCATGCTTCGGTTTCGGCGGCAGCTAACGGCCCGTCATCTACTATTCGGGTTCCTGCTGGGACCTCGGTAGTAGCAGCGGCAGCAAACAACGCGACGGCCTCGACGGTCGCCGAGAGGAACGCCCCGGCCGGGGCCGGAAGTGCTTCGGCCACGGCCTTCAACCCGATGATCCGCGTCTCGTTCAGCGCAGGGCACGCCACGGCGGCGGTCGCGGCGCAGAACGCTCGCGCGGCCCTCGCTGCGGCGGCCCAGGTCGTCAACGCGGCGGCCGGGGCGCTCGGCGCGACAGCCCAGACGACAGCCGACGGCTCCGGCCCTGCCGGGCCCGGTACGGCGACCGCGACGGCGTACGGCGCGGTCGTGTCGTCCAGCGGGCAGATCCCAGCCGGGGTCGGCGCCGCTACGGCGACCGCCTACAACGCTCGGGCTCGACTGTTCGAGAACACGCCGAGCGAGAGGGTGCTGACGGCCTGATGGAGGTCTGGAAGATCGAGGAGGAGGAGCGGGTGCTCGCCGTGAAGGCGGAGACCCGCTCCTTCGGCGTCGAGGAAGAGATCAGGGTCGGGGAAGTCCCGGCCGAGACAAGGAAGTTGGAGGTTCTGCTGCCATGATCGACAGATGGAAGAAGGACCCCAGCGACGTGCTCGACTACCAGGTCGACTGGTCGAAGTGGCTCCAGGCTGGCGAGACTCTGGTCTCCCGGACGGTGACGCCGGATACCGGGATCACGGTCGACAGCTCGGTCCTGGGCGTCGACAAGGTAACCATCTGGCTCTCGGGCGGGACGATCGGCAACACCTACCGGATCGGCTGCCGGGTCACGACCAGCCAGGGCCGAACAGCCGAGCGGTCGCTGCGCATCCAGGTGGAGGAGCGATGACGGACCGGTCCATCGAAGAGGTCATGAAGGATCCCGAGTCCACCTATCGGGAGAAGCTCGAACGGATCCGCGACTATCTCGCCCACGAGCTGGAAGCGAACCTCTGCAATCAGTGCCTCAACTCCCGTCTGCGTACGGGGGATACGGCATCCCTAGTGCTGCGCCTGAAGACGGTCATCGACGACATCGAGGCGCTGCCCGACCCGAACGAGGAGGCCGACGACTTTGACCGCCTCATCGCGTCACAGCCCGACTGGGGACCAACGCCCTAGGATCTCCCACGTCCCGCCGACCGCCATCGACCTGAGCCTCGGCCGGGAGGCTGTGGAGCTGGCAGCCCTGGCCGGGCTCACGCTCGACCCCTGGCAGCAGTGGGTCTTGATGAACGGCTGCGCGCAGCGCCGGGAGACCTTCCTGAACCCGCACACCAAGGCCTGGGAGCGGATGTGGGCGGCGAGGGACATCGGCCTCGTCGTCGCCCGCCAGAACGGCAAGGGCTCGATCCTGGAGGCGCGCGAGCTGGCCGGGCTGATCCTCCCTCGGTTCGCCGAGAAGACGATCATCCACTCCGCCCAGGACTTCGCGACCTCCGGCGAGCACTTCCGGCGCGTGGCCAGCCTGATCCAGGACACGCCCGCGCTGAACAAAAAGCTCAAGGGCTGCTACGAAGCGAACGGCAAAGAGCGGATCGAGATGAAGGACGGCAGCCGCCTCCTCTTCAAGACCCGCACGAAGAAGCTCGGTCGAGGCTTCTCGCCTCAGCTCGTGGTCCTCGACGAGGCGATGTTCCTCGACGAGGTGTCCATGATGGCGCTCCGGCCGACACTGTCGGCCCAGCCGAACCCCCAGCTCTGGTTCACGGGCTCGGCCGGGCTGGAGGACGCCTACGAGTTCGGCCGCGTCCGCTCACGCGCGATGAACGCCCTCTCGACCGGCGACCTCGACCCCTTCCTCTTCTTCGCGGAGTGGTCGGCGGACGTCTGCACGGACTTCTGCCTCCCCGACTGCGACGAGCACGACCCGCTCGACTCCGAGGAGACCTGGGCGAAGTCGAACCCCGGCTACGGCATCCGGATCACGCGCGACACCATCGACAACGAGTTCCGGGCCGACGGCCAGGAGAAGGCGGCCTTCAAGGTCGAGCGGCTATCGGTGGGTCGCTGGCCGATCGAGGGCGACGCCTGGTCGGTCATCAGCAAGGAGGCGTGGGACGCGCGCCTGGACGAAGAGTCCGAGATGCTGATGGGTGGCCGACGGAATACCTGGGTCCTCGCGGTGGACGTCAACCCGGCGCGCACCTGGGGCTCGATCGTGGCGTGCGGCGTCAACGACGAGGGCATGCACCACGTCGAGATCACCGGCTACGAGCAGTACGACTACCGGCCCGGCTCGGACTGGATCGCCGGTCGCGTCCGCGAGATGTGGGCGAACATGAAGCCCGACGCCGTGATCATCGACGAGAAGAGTCCGGCCAGTTCGCTGATCACCGAGCTGGAGAACTTCGGCGTCAAGATCTGGTCGCCGAACTCCACCGAGTTCGCGGTGTCCTGCGGCGAGTTCCATGTCGCGTGTGAGCCCCGCAAGGGCGAGGTGCCGAAGGTCGTGCACACCGGCCAGCAGCCGCTCACCAACGCCGTGGCCGCAGCCTGCAAGCGCGACCTGGCCGGTAAGTGGGCCTGGGACACCAAGAACTCCGCGTCGGACATCAGCCCCCTGGTCGCCGCAACCCTGGCGATGTGGGGATACAAGAAGCTCAGCAGCGAGCCCCCGCCCGCTGCCCCATGGGTCTCATACGGGAGTTGACGGTGACACCAACACAAGCGGTTATCGCCGTGGCCCTCCTGCTGCTGATGGCGACGGCCGGGGCTACCTGGCAGTTCGGTCCGTACGGCCTCTACGGCGGCGCCACCCTCGGCGCCCTGGCGCTCGCGTTCGTGGACATCAAGGAGAAGGGAGGCGACGATGGCTAAGATCTGGGAGACCCTGTTCGGACGGGGCAAGGCGCCTGAGGAGCGCCTCTCGATGGGCGACTGGGCTCAGATGTTCTCGTTCAACGGGAACCAGTACCCGCTGTCGATCAGCTCGAACACCCCGTACCAGAAGAAGGAAGAGCCCGAGGGGAACTACGAGGGCCTGATCAGCGGCGCGTACAAGCGCAACGGCGTGATCTTTGCCTGCTGCGTCGCCCGGCAACTCCTCTTCTCTGAGGCCCGGTTCCAGTTCCAGGGACTGAAGGACGGCCGCCCCGGTGACCTGTTCGGCACGCCCGAGCTGGAGATCCTGGAGAAGCCCTGGCCGAACGCGACGACCGGCGAGATGCTGTCCCGCGCGATCCAGGATGTAGACCTGGGCGGCAACTTCTTCTGCGTGCGCGAGGGTAAGCGGCTGCGCCGACTCCGTCCGGACTGGGTGGACATCATCCTCACCGCACCCCCGGCAGAATCCGCGAAGAGCGACGTGGCCGGGTACATCTACAAGCCCGGCGGCACCGAGAACCGCGAGGACTGGGAGATCTACCCGATCGACGGTTCGAACGGGAAGGTCGCCCACTGGGCGCCTCTGCCGGACCCGGAACTTCAGTATCGGGGCATGACGTGGATGACGCCGGTCCTCCGCGAGATCGAGGCGGATGGCCTCGCTACCGAGCATAAGACGGCTTTCTACAAGAACGCGGCCACTCCGAACATCGCGGTCTCCTTCAAGGAGACGGTGACCGAGGAGCAGTTCCGCGAGTTCATGAAGTCGATCAACGAGAACCACACGGGCCCGCAGAACGCCTACAAGACGCTATACCTCGGCGGTGGCGCCGACGTCACCCCGCTCACCATCGACTTCCAGGCGCTGGACTTCAAGAAGATCCAGGGCGCTGGCGAGACCCGTATCGCTGCGGCGGCGCGGATCCACCCCGTGGTGGTCGGCCTGTCCGAGGGCATGCAGGGTTCGTCGCTGAACGCCGGTAACTTCCAGAGCGCGCGAGACGCGTTCGCCGACGGCACGATGCGACCGCTGTGGCGCACCTTCTGTGCCGCGATGGAGTCCATCCTCACCCTCCCGAAGACTTCCCGGCTTTGGTACGACGACCGGGACATCGCCTATATCCAGCGTGACGTCAAGGAGCAGGCAGACATCGCTTCGGAGCAGGCAACGATCGCGACGAAGCTGACCCAGGACGGCTACACCCCCGAGTCGATCGTCGACTTCATGACCCACAACTACGACTGGGCGAGGCTCAAGCACACCGGCCTCTACAGCGTCCAGCTTCAGCCCCCGATGCCCGACGGTCCTCCGGTCCCGGCCGGGAAGGTCGACCCGAAGACAGGGAAGCCTGCGGCGGCCCCTGCCGCGAAGACGAACCAGGGAGCGCTGAGCAAGCCTCCGAACTCCAGGCCTGGCCGACCGACGAACGCGGCGGCCGGGAAGGCTCCGGCGGCACCGAAACCGTCCGCCCCACCGAAGAAGTAAAGGACGACGATGAGCGAATTCATCGAGCGGGCGGTCGACTTCGAGCCTCTGCCCGAAGCTGAGCGTGCCGCGAGCAATCAGGGCGACGGCAAGACCCTTGAGGGGTATGCCGCCGTCTTCGACCAGGACACCGAGATCAACTCCTGGGAAGGGCACTTCAAGGAGCGCATGGTCAAAGGCGCCTTCCGGAAGACCCTGAAGGAGCGGACTCCGGTCTGCCAGTTCGACCACGGCCACGACACCCGGTTCGGCAACCTCCCGATCGGCTCCTTCGAGGAGCTGAAGGAGGACCGGCACGGACTCCGCGTGCGGGCCCGCCTGTTCGACCACGCCGAGCCCATCCGGCAGGCCATCGAGGCTGGCGCGGTGACGGGGATGTCCTTCCGCTTCAAGGTCGTTCGCGACTCCTGGGCGGACGACAAGGGCAACCCGATCACCGACCGCAACGAACTGATGGACAAGCTCTACAACGCCAAGAAGGGTGACAAGCCCCTTCAGCGGACCATCAAGGAGGTCAAGCTGATGGAGGCGGGCCCGGTGGTGTTCCCGGCATACCCCCAGACCACCGTAGGAGTTCGGAGCATGACCGACGACCAGCGCAAGCGCGCGATCGAAGACCTGACCGACGGCTTCGAGCGCGAGGTCACCGATGACGACGTCGAGCGCGCGGGCGACGAGGCGGCCGAATCCCTCGTCAGTGCGGGCATCAGTCCCGAAGATGCCACGGCGTTCGTCGAGTTCGTGAACGGTCGCGGCGAGAACCCGTTCGCCAAGAAGGGCGACGACAAGGCCGAGAAGTGCGACAAGTGCACGGACAAGGCCAAGTGCGAGAAGCACAAGAAGACTTCCGGTGGGGATGGCAAGAAGCCTCCCTTCGGCGAGAAGAAGAGCGAGGACGGCAACTCCGAGGCCCCGGCAGTGGGATCGGATGACGGCGAGCCCCGCGACGAAGACCCGAGCGACGCCGCCCAGGCGGGCACCTCGA